ATCGTTTCAATAGTGTACGGAAAGACGATATTGCTTCTCCTGTAAACACTTTATTTATATCAGTGTTATCTTGATAGCCTGGTCCCATATCTAATGTTTGTTCCTGTTGGGGTGCATCAGGTTCTTCAGTGTTTTGGGATTCTGGAACAAGCTCCCCTGCTTGTGTTTCCAGTATTCCCATTTGAGCTTCAAGTGTTGGCTTGTATGTATAATACGAGATATTGTCATTTGGGACAAATACTTCAAAATCATCACCCATTGACACATACACATTGATTTGGATATCGTTATTTGCTACACTATTTGGTGTAGTGAGTTCATTTACCACATAAACTCCTATAACACCATTACCGACTGTCTCTGCTGCATATGCTGTTGTTGAATAAACTTCTGTATATGAATCAATTCCTGGGACTAAATGTCTCAAGAGAGTATCTGATTGTCCATTTCCTATTTCTATGGTGAAATCAGTTTTGTCGGCAATATCAATGATGTCAAGGTAATTGGTATTGTATTCATTTGAAGCTATAAAGGCTGGATCATACACAACCTTTATTCTACCCTTATGAAATGCTGATGCAACAATTTGAAATCTGAATTTCATAGTTCCTGTCCAGAAATCAAATGGCAATGCTGCAAATGCACACGCTGGTAGATGATACGATGTGTCCAGTCCTACTGTACTCTCTGCCCAAGTTACAGGTGATATATGAGAGTTCCATAACAGTGTTTCTGGTGCAGTACCGATAGCCCAATTGAAAGTTGTCAAATAACTTTCCCTCTTGGCAATTTCTTTGATATTCATTGTATCAACTGATCCTAATCCTGCAATTCTGGGGTCAATTGTCAGTTCTTGTTTGTTATCTATCGTTAATTTCTGGATAGTATCAGGCACATTCGTCAATGCTAACGAAGATAATGGTGTAGGTTTGAATGGCTCAGGATCTTTAGTGACTGGAGGTCTACAATAACCAAAATGTTTGGCTACTGCTGCTGAAGCATTTGCTATCACTTCAGTGGCCATGGCAAAAGGCCTTATAGCTGGTATTGCAGACATTGCAGTTGCCGCTTTAGCTATTGCAGTGGCGGGTCCAGAAATCATTCCTTTTGTATTAGCCTCTTCAATTTCTCCCATTTGTGGTGTAAGAGTACTTGGCTCGACAGATGTCAAGACCGACATAGACACATCAGTTGCCCAAGCAAATACACTCACTGTCACCACATCCGTAGCACCATTCGCATGTTTCAGGTCATTTATAGACCGTACATACAATCTTCCCATATTCGACCATTCACTCGATGCAATTCTCAAGTAATTGCGGTGATAGAAGAACGGTAATACCATATCTCCTCCAGTGGAAGTTGTAGGATTAAGGAAAATCTTTGGTTGCTGTGAAGCTTGAACAAGATCCTGCGGTACAAGAGCTGCATTTGACGATAAATCATCAAAGGCATCGAGTGGCAAATAGCTCGCCATTGCACGACCATACTGGAATCCGTTCCCATTTATGACAATTCTAATATTAAGTGTTGCCCGCAACAAGGAAAAATTCGCAATACGATTACTAACCCTCGGATTTTCAAAATACAATGACCATGGGTCTATATCGAAAGCCAACGCAGCTCCTGTTCCCCACTCTTCCTCATGAATTTTCAAAGGACGCGAAAAGAAATTTTCTAATGTTGCATCATTTGCATCTTGCAATCGACGAGTGGGATCAGCAACACTGTCAACAGAATACCTATACTCTGGAAGTTGTTGTGAAAACATTACATTCTGTTGCTGAGAATCTCCAGAATATCTCATCAAAGAAACATCTGAAGAAGTGCCCATTTGTTGTTCTAGGCAATTTACATTTTCCACTTTTGTATTTACATTTGTGATTTCAACAGTGGCAATTGAATCATTTGATTGTGTTTTTAAACATTGACCGGGAGATTTAATATGTACACTTGCTGGTGCTCCCACACCAACAACCGTTGAAAAATTGTTTGGAGACAAATCCTTCTCTAAATAGAGACTTGCATTACGCTGTCTTTCTCCACCAAGCCTAACCCTTTCATACAATTTTCCTAACATTGAAATGGTTGGTATCCAATAATGGAGGGGTATTGTAGATTTCACCTTAGTGACCGCAGTGTACCCAACTACGGTTGGAAGCTTTTTATGTGTTCCCTGCACATGAAAAAAGGGTAACGATTAAACTTTAAATTGTTCCCTATTTGACATTCTAGATCTTCCATCTCAAAGCTTTGAGCTTGATCAGGTTCTTCAGTTTTATAGATATACTTACATTTCCACTTTTCAACTTGATCATCATATGTCTTGTGAATTTCAGAACATAAATGTTCAATTTCACTCTTCGTTGCTATTTCTAGCATTTGTTGGCGACGCAATTCATATTTATCTTCACCATGATTTGCCCATTCACGCAAAGCACCATCTATATTTGTGGCACATGCTTGTTCCTCAGTCAATGGACTATTTTTCGTTCTAACATAGTTGTGTAAAGATTTAAATATGGAATCTTCACTCAGTGCCCCAACACTTATTCCTTTCTTGGGGCAAAAGACATTCTTTCTTTTGAGAAACTCTGCTTGTTCAACTGGCAATCTTGGTGTCATCTCCGATTCTTTATCAGGCATAGTATAAATTTGATCATACTGTGCTAGGAATTTTGATATTCCTATAATGTTGAACTTGTCGTAAGCTGGGTCACTTGACCCAATGTTGTCATCACCATATGTACCAACTGCTACAACATCCTTAAATTTGACTCTTTCCTCGAATGACTTAGGTGGATAATAATAATAAAATGCCATACGTAAATTTATCGAGTTTGTAATACTATTTAATAGTGCAGTAATCATTGTTCCTGACAAGAAAAGACCTTCACTTGTTGATAAAAGATCCCCATTCATTGCCACATATAA